TGCGCTATTTGTCATAGGGAACATCACAAACTAAATGGTAAATAATATGACACAATTAGAGCAGCTCAGAGTGATTGTGCTGAAGGAAATCAAGACCAAGAAATGGTTTGCTGACCAGGAGGCAAACACTCCTAAGAGCAGTTACTATTGGCAAGGTGGCTTAGCTGCTTTACAATATATTAAGCATATAATTGACAGATTGATAAAGGAGGAAGATGGCGCACACAACAACGGCAATTCTGAGTGTTTGCCGTAGATTTGTGACAGTCGGATACGAATTGTAACCATCTCAATTATGAATAACCCAATCGAAGAGCTGATAGACTTCATGATTGCTAATGAGGGCAAGATTGACCTCAATGATGTTCTGGTCAAGGCTGAGCTTATCAATATGCGCTCTAAGCCTCGGCATGCCGGGTGGTACTTTAACGGTGAGCTTTATCGTGATATAGATGAACTTGCCAATAGGTCAATGAATCGTAATTCACACCCTAAACCACTTTATTATTACCCATGATTAATGATAATCAAACATCAATAATGTGGCTTGTCAGAGAAATGATGAAGGCAAATATTTTTGACACAAATGACCGATCAATTTATTATAGTATGAGTTATTTAATGTCTCAAGCTATGCTTAGAGAAAAGCAACAAATTGAACTTGCTTATGATGAAGGCTTTGAGGCAGGCTATGGTGATGGCATACCTAAGTTTATAGATGCACAAGAATATTGGGAAGAATCATATGGGAAGCATAATTAGTAGTTATTTAGACAATTTGCCAGAACATAAGCAATCTGATGCTGTCAGTCATCCAGAGCATTACGGTGGCAAGGATAACACCTATGAGGCCATCAAGGTCATTGAGGCATGGAGTCTTAACTTCTGCCTTGGCAATGTGGTCAAATACCTGTCAAGAGCAGGCAAGAAGGGAAGTAAGTTGGAAGATCTAAAGAAGGCTCAGTGGTATCTCAATAGAGAGATAGAGAAACTTGAGAAGATTAGTCATTAATTTTATGAAAAACATTCTTGTTGCTGTATCTGGTGGTAGGTCATCAGCTATGATGGCTTACCACATTCACACAAGTGAAAAATATAAGAACTATAATAAAGCCTATGTGTTTGCCAATACGGGCATGGAAAAGCCTGAAACTATTGAGTTTCTTAAAAACATTCAGTCAGTATGGGGAATCCCTTTAACACTAATTGAAGGCACTTATTCAAATATTATGCGTGTTGGTATTGGCTATAAAATTGTTGATTGGGATAGTTTAGATATGAAAGCAAATGTTTTTAAGGAATGCATTATGCATATGAATAAAGGTTCTTTTGATGGGTTGCCAAATCAAGAAGCACCTTACTGCTCAGAACGAATGAAAAGCCGTCCTTGCAATAAATTTGCTAAAGATATTTTTAATGGTGAAAAATACATCACAGCAATTGGCTTCAGAAGAGAGGATATGCCAAAAAGAATTTCTTGGCCAGAAATAAAGAATGATGAACAAAGGATATTCCCTCTACTTACTGATTTTGAAGAGCCTGTTGGACTTACTGAACTTGATTCGTGGTGGAGGAAACAGCCTTTCCAATTAGAAATTAACTCTAAATTTGGGAACTGCGAATTGTGTTGGAAAAAGTCGGATAAGAACTTGGTTGAAGTTATCAGAAGTGGGACAAGATTTGTTGATTGGTGGCAACGGATGGAAACACAATATGGCAACACCTCATTCAGAGGTAGAAAATCAATAGCAGATTTGGTTGCTATGTCTGCTCAGCCTAAAACTATGAGCATTGACTTTTCTGATACATCAGAAGGTTGTATGTGCCAGATGTAGCTAAGTTAAGGCCTCACAAACCCCTGCTGAATCAAGCCAGCATTATCACAGTTAAAGCAAAGACCTTCCCCTCTCAGGTTTAATTGCCTTGCCCAAATTGCCAAGCTCTGATTATAGCCATCAAGGAAGGTAGCCATAGCTCGCTCAGTAAACTCTCTGTTGCCTTGAGCAAAGTAGTTAGCCCTTGGACTTGCTACCTTTTGCCAAAGTATCTGATAGCAGAGCAGATTAGCCCAGGCATCTAGAAGAAACTCCTTTTGTTGGCAGATGAAGCTATCAAGGCTGCACAATAATTGGGCATCTATATAGATTCCTGACTGACTACTGTCCTGAGTCCAGCTATCTCCGAACCCATAGCCAAGCGGAGCAGTAACCGGGAAGATGCTCCAGCCATTTCTCCACAGGTAGGTGAATCTGGTGGCACATTCTAAGTCCATTTGATTCCAGCCCCAATCAATGAAGAAGCCTGTGGTGGTTGGCAGATTGGTGCAATCAACTGCTACCATGATGTTGATCTTGTCAAAGTCAGAATAGAACTCATTATTGACAGGCAAGTAATTCATGCCCTCAATCAGGTCAGCAGTTCCCTGGTCTAGTATCTTGCCATCCTGAGTTTGGAAGATGTACCAAGGCACACCAGCAACAGCAGCTCCGGCATTATAGACATAGATTTGCTTAACCCTTAGTGCCAGATACTTGCTTCCCTGCACACTGACAAAAGCACCTTTCAAAATTGCCTCTGCTGGTACAGTCTGAATCTGCTGCCATTGCTGAACAAAGTTCTTGCTTGTCTGGAATAGCACCTGATCCAGCTGAGCCTCTGCTGATGTGAATAAGGCAGACTGAATGTCTCTCTTGATTCTGACATAAGACACCGCTTGTGCTGAGTTCCACATGCCTACATAAGACACTTGCTCCGGTGTTGCAATCTTATCCAGCAGCTCCGAACTCATGCCCGGATAATCGTTTATATATAATCCAGACAGAGGAGCATCAGCTGTGCAACCTTTTAGTCCAATGTAGTCTTCGAGGCAATTCATATCACAAAGTTAAGCATTATCAGCACTTCCAATATTGGGTGCAGTTATCCGGAAAATCTTATTAGTCAATGCCACCCATGCACCAAGTACTTGACCTAGAATAAGCATCAGCACTGAGTCTCCGGTCTGGATTTTCTCCATCTTATAGAGCCATCCAACCCCTATCAGTAAGCCTACAAGCACCACTGTTGCGCTGGTATAGGCATACACTTGCATGCGCTTACTGAATAATGCAGGAGTCACATGCCTGGAATAAGGCTCTTGAGCAGACCTCCCACGAACTTGCCTCTTCTCTCTGCTCTGTCCTGCTTGATTGTCTTGTTCTGCTGGCATGAGTCTAAGAAGATAACTGACTTACCTAGGCCTTTTATTTGAACCTTCAGGCTATCAACTGAGGCTTCAATGTGAATATTTCTGATGCTTGATTCCATCAGGCCTGCCTCAGTCTTTGCAATGTAGTCCTCAATCTTCTTGTGCTTTACGTTAGCAGTGTAAACATCACCACCAATGTAGATGGCTAAGACAAGTAGAATAAAAGCTCCTTCTTTTGAAATGCTCATCTGATTAGGTTTTTAATTTTCTGAATTACCTTCTGATAGCCTGACATCTTAACCAGCTCACCCTTGTCATCATAATACAGCACAGTCTCCTTCATGTCCTTATGCATATCAAGAGTCATGCGATAGAGCCTATAAATCAGAATGATTGACCATCCGTGATGATAGAGCCATTCCTCTCCGGGATTGTAGAAGTTAGGCTCTGGATTAGCCAACTTAGTCAGTAGGATAGCTCCATAAGCAGGAGTGTCATAGATAAATTTAACCAATTCTCCCCTTAATTCGTTTGTCATAATCTTAATAAGTCCAGATAACCTTTGCAGGCTTAGTTGGATCACAGTCAGCATGAATGAAAGTGCTGCTCACTCCAATCCTAGTAATACCGGACTTCAGCAGGCTGTCAATTATCACAAATCGCTTATCGCCATCTGTGCAATGAATATCGGCTGCCCATCCCTGACAATGGCTGCTTCCCTTTACTCCCTTAACTTTAGCATTGTGAGCCTCTGTTCGATAGCCTGAGTTGATTTTAAATGGCACTCCGGCAATGGCTCTTGCATTGTCCAGCATCTGCATGAACTTAGGCTGCATCTTAGCCCCTGAACCGGGAGCATCAGGTGAGTCAAACTCAGCTAACTTGAAGTGTTTGAGAGGAAATTGCATGGTTCAAATTTATTTAATTCTCTTGAACTTTTTAGCTGCACTTTTTACGGACTTTTTGCCCACACAGCCCCATGCTTGACGGCTTAAATCATTGGCACAAGGTGGATTCTTGCACTTCTTAATGCCGGAAGAACGAGCGCAATAGTTATCTCCCTTGGCAGTTCCAGGAGCAATGGAGTACCCTTTAGCCCCGAAGCTCACTGTCTTGCCATTGACCTTAGTCTTAAACTTCTTGTCTGCCATTATCTTCCTTGTCCTCTATATTTCTTCTGATTGCCTGCCTTTGGCTTTCTGCCCTTGCTATGCTTGCCCTCTCTGCGCTTTCCAAAGCTAATCTTAGCCGATGGTGTGCTACCTGTTTTAGCCTTTTTCATGTGTAAATATCAATATTTTAGCCTTATTATTGTAACCCCTTATGCGAGTTGAAGATAACTATCACAGAGCGAGAATTAAAGTTTCTCAAAGTGCTGGCAACAGGCAGGCACTTCCTCAAGGATCAGGTCAATCCTGACCGCCCCTCTGTTGCTAGATGGGGCAATACTCAAGCACAGGCTGATTTAATGGGTGTACTTGGTGAATATGCAGTTGCCAAGGCTCTCAAACTGCCCTTTGATACTAGCATCAACTTGGAAGGCGATGGAGGCAAGACAGACCTGATGCTTGGAGAGTATGACCTTCAGGTCAAGTCCACCAAGTATAAAACCGGAAGGCTAGTCTTTAACAATCGCAAGGAGATTGGAGCTGATGTGTTCATCTTGTGCTATGTTGATGAAGATGCTTCAGAAGTTTCCATTTTAGGATACATCAGGAAGCAATCAATAGAGGAGTGCCTGATTGAAATGAACCTTGGGCATGGTAAGAGGCTGGTGGTGGAGCAGAAGTTCTTAAAGCCAATCAGCATGCTCATGGCTTACCTAGACAAATTATGAAAGTAATTCTGCTTGCTTTTTGCCTATGTTTGACCAGCTGCTACCGGAAGTTCCTGTTTAATCATGTCAGCAAGAAGCATGAGATCTATGTTGGTCAAGGCAGACCATTTCAGACCAATAAAAAGCCAAAAAAAGCTGCACATACTCCGCAGCCTTACTATGAAATAATTAAATAAGATTAAAGCTATTTTAGCCCTGCTCTGCCTCTCTCCTTGGCAGCTTCATACTGCTCTTTAGCCACAGGCCAAAGTTGATGTCGGCAGTTGTAGCCTCCACGATAAATGAAGATAGTGCTGCTATTAGTGCCAGCCATGCGCCCCTGCCAGCCTTTAAGGTTAGGCCATGCCTGAACTTCTTCCTTTGTGAAGAACCGACCTGCTCTTGCCACGCAGAATGGCCTTGAGTCCTGCATCAATGTTCCTTGGTAAAGGTAATATTGAACATCTAAATCATCAGCAATAGTCTGGATGTACTCAGCATTAAAGGTCATCACTGAGTCATTGGTTGTCTGCTTGATGTATCGCTCAAGAAATGCTTTCTCTGTGTCTGTTCCTTCAATAAACTTCCTCAAGGTCTTATTAAGCTCCGACCTTGTGCCTATGCCTGCAATGTTGTCCTTTAGGACTTCCTGAATTGCTGTGCCGAAGTTGTTCCTGATGCCAGCTCCAAGCAGTGCATCCTTGGTTGTGGCTATGTTAGTCTCCAGGATTGCCTTATAGAGTTCAGTCTTAGGCTTAAAGTCATCAAGAATGACACTGATGTAATCATTGGATAGCTTTGCAAGCTGGTCAAACCCTGCAACTACTTCAGCCACTTGTGCCTGATACAGGCTATTATTGACAATCGTGTCTGAAATGTCCTTCTTGAGCTTAATCATTTCTTTCAATGACTTGGCTCTGTCCTTGGCATCAAGGCTTAAATTGCTGGCTAGGTCAATGACCTGGTCTGATAGTTTGGCAAAGACTTTAGGAAGCGCATCATCCATGCGCTTCTCAATAGCCATCTGAAGCTCCTGAATTTTCTTGATTAATTCAAGCTGCTTGTCGGTCATACTTGGTTATCTGGACTTGATGAGTCCTCAACATCATCCATGA